TGACTAGTGATCAATCTTACGAGAATCAATATCTTGAGATTCCTAAGGTCAATCTTGATTCGATCATCATTCCGAATCAGGAAGTCTATCAGTCGGTTCCTGAGTGCTGGGATCATGTTGATCCAAAGTACTTCTATGAAGTTGATAAGAGGTACTCTGACTTTAAGAAGTCTGCTCAAAAAGAAGTCAACTATTTGGTAAAGGAGTTTGAGTGTCGTAAGTCTGCCAGTGCATATGCTCGTGCTACCACTGCTCGTACTGGTGTTTTGGATTGCACCAAACTTCATACCTATAAGTACAATGAAGATTTGTTCAGGAAGGTCAGTGTTGTTCCTGATGGTAAGAACCATGGATTGATCTTCATTCTTGACTGGTCTGGATCTATGTCAGATGTTCTTACGGATACTATCAAGCAACTGTTCAACTTGATCTGGTTTTGTAAGAAGGTCAGCATCCCCTTCGAGGTATATGCCTTTACTAGTGACTTCCCTAAGTTTGGATTCACTCTTGATGAGAATGGTGATCGCGTTTACAAGTCTGTTCCAGATACATATAAGAAGCAGGATGGTGTTTTGCAAGTTTATGAGCAGTTCTCTTTGATGAACATGTTCTCTAGCAAGACAAAGATTAAAGAACTGGACAACCAGATGAAGACTATCTTCCGTATTGCGGAAGGATTCAATCGGAGTTACTACACTTACTATTCTATCCCCAGCAATCTGTCCCTGTCAGGAACTCCTCTGAACGATACTCTTATCGCTCTTCATGAGATTATTCCTCAATTCAAAGAGAAGAACAATGTTGAGAAGGTTCAGTGTGTGGTTCTCACTGATGGTGAAGCACCTCCTCTGAAGTATCACAAGACTGTTCAGCGACACTGGGAGAATGAACCTTATCTGGGTGTTCGTCAAGTCTGCAACAACAATTGCATTCTCCGTGACCGTAAACTTGGAACTACTTATTCTCTGAATGGTAATTGGTATGAGGTTACTGATGTCCTCCTGACTCATCTCAAGGATAAATTTAAGGATACTAACTTTATTGGTATCCGTGTCCTCGAAGGTCGTGATGCTCACGGTTTCATTGCCCGCTACTATGGTCGATGGAATGATGATCATGATCGCATCCATGCTGTCTGGAGGAAGGAACGTGCATTTACGATCACTAATTCTGGATATCATTCCTATTTTGCTATGTCTGCCACTTCTTTGGCGCAGGACAACACCTTTGATGTCAAAGAAGATGCAACCAAATCTCAGATCAAGAGTGCATTTGTCAAGAGTCTTCGCACTAAGAAAATGAACAAGCGAGTCTTGAACGAGTTCATCGATCTGGTCGCTTGATAAACTGTCCACGGGGGACCTGAGTCCCCCCATCTGTCCACTATACTAACTTCAGTTCAAACAAATCCAATGGGTCTCTCCAAAGAAGGCATCGTCAGTTCTCTGCAAGATCTCTACGGAGATTCTGTGACTGCAGCAGACATTCGTGCTTGGTGTGCGATGAACGATGTTAACTACCAGACCGTTACCAATAAAATTGCTGACTGCAAAGTCAGTCGCGGCAAGTGGAACCTGACTGTCCAGGAAAAACTGGAGCAGAACTATCAGGCACCTGCTGCAATGCCCGCTATCGAACAGAACCTTATCCCTGAAAAAGATGATTCCTTCGTCAAGTTTGGCAATTTCGCTGATGTTAAAAAAATTATTCAGTCCCGTCTATTCTATCCGACGTTCATTACGGGATTGTCTGGCAACGGCAAAACGCTCTCAGTTGAGCAAGCGTGTGCAACGTTGGGTCGGGAACTGATTCGTGTAAACATTACTATTGAAACCGATGAAGATGATCTTATTGGCGGCTTCCGTCTTGTTAATGGCGAAACCGTCTGGCACAATGGCCCAGTCATTGAAGCACTCCAACGAGGAGCTATCTTGCTCCTTGACGAGATCGACCTTGCCTCTAATAAAATTCTCTGTCTCCAGAGTATCCTTGAAGGAAATGGAGTCTTTCTTAAAAAGATCGGAAAGTTCGTCCAACCGACTGCAGGTTTCAACGTCATCGCAACCGCAAACACTAAAGGTAAAGGTTCAGACGATGGACGATTCATTGGAACTAACGTGCTCAACGAAGCCTTCCTTGAACGATTCCCTGTGACCTTTGAACAGGAATATCCCACTCCTGTTCAGGAAACCAAGATCGTTTCCAACGTTGCAATGTCTCTCGGTGTCGATGATGCAGACTTCTGCAAACGACTTGTAGATTGGGCTGACATCATCCGCAAGACTTTCTATGATGGTGGTATTGAAGAAATCATTTCTACCCGCCGTCTGGTTCACATCATCCGTGCTTATTCCATCTTCGGTGATAAGGCTAAGTCCATTGGAGTTTGTGTGAATCGTTTCGATGATGAAACCAAACAATCCTTCCTGGAACTTTACGACAAAGTTGATGCAGATTTCGAGATGCCTTCCGAAGATTCTGTTGACGTACAGACCTTCTCTTGATATAATTTGAAGAGGTAAACATGACCTTTGTTATGGATAACACGTTTGACCTTAAACTCATGAATAACGATCCAAATCGATACAAGTATAGTGAGGATTCAATTCTCAAAGAACTAACCGATTATATTTCTGGTACATATAACCAACATTATTCTGCTGGAACTGATAAGATTCAAACACTTGATCTTATTGATGCCTGTGGTGATGCGGAAGCATTCTGCAGATCCAACATCCTCAAGTATGCCTCTCGTTATGATAAGAAAGGCACTGCACGTCGTGACATCATGAAGATTATGCACTATGCTGTTCTTCTGATGCATTTCAGCGACAAATCCACCACCCGTGAAGAGTATCCCAATCGATGATTCAAAACATGCAACTCTCTGAAAAGACCATCTCCCTTCTGAAGAACTTCTCAGGTATCAATCAATCTATCCTGTTCAAAGAAGGTAACAAACTCCGCACCATCAGTGTGATGAAGAACATCCTTGCAGAAGTGCAAGTTGATGAAGAATTTGAACGTGACTTTGGTATCTACGATCTGAACCAGTTCCTGAACTCCATGTCTCTGTTCAAGGATCCCCAACTGGATTTCAAGAACGAGAGTTATGTCACCATCCGTGAGGGTAATACTCGTTCTAAGTATTTCTTCGCAGATCCTGCAGTGATCGTGACTCCTCCCGATAAGTCCATCACCCTTCCTTCTGAGGATGTTGCTTTCTCTCTGAATACTCAACAACTGGATAAACTCCTCAAGGCTGCTGCAGTCTATGGTGTTCCTGACCTGTCTGTTGTTGGTGAAGCTGGTGTGATCAAACTGGTTGTTCGCGACAAGAAGAACGATACCTCCAACGACTTCAACATTGTTGTTGGTGAGACTAATGACACCTTCACTCTGAACTTCAAGGTGGAGAACATCAAAGTTCTTCCTGGTGCCTATGACGTGGTGATCTCCCGTAAACTTCTGTCACGATTCCAGTCAGAAGACAAGAATCTGACCTATTATATTGCTTTGGAACCCGATTCAACATACGATGAATGACAACATTAACTAGGATGAGGATTGCAGGCAGCGTTGGCGTTATCGTTGCCTACTTCTTTATCCTTCACGTAAACGTCCTCTGGGGTGTTATAATCAACTTCACCGCAGATCTAATTTCAATTCCTTATTTTGCAAAGACTAAGGCATGGGACGTGGTAATCATGCTATCGTTCCTACTTACGATTAGCATCAGTAAACTAATTTCATGAATGCAAATAATTTAAGGATCATAGGAAGTGCCAGTTTGTTGATTGGTTACTTCCTTCTTCTGTATCTGGATGTTAGAATTGGATGTACATTCAGATTGGTAGGGGGATGTTTTATGCTTCCCTTTGCAATTTCGATCAAAACCTGGGATGTTGTTGGTCTTCAGACCTTCTTCGCAGTAATTGATGCATCGAAAATTATCCAACTTTCATTATGAACATCTTCGTCACTGACCCCGATCCTTTGAAGTCTGCTAAGGTTCTTCCTGACAAACATATCGTCAAGATGCCACTGGAGACTTGTCAGATGCTTGCTATTGTATGTTCTGACAAATGGGGTCATGGTTTTGGCACTCTTCCCAGGGCGGAAGGTACCCCCTATGCCACTGAGAAGGGTGCCTTTCGCAATCAT